GAGATTTAAAGAAAAATTTACTTGGATACTCTTTAAAAAGTGAATCAGGTGGTATTGGTAAATGCTTTTCTTTGGTATCAACAAAACAAGGTCAAATTTTTAAAGAAGCGAAAACCACCTTTGTAAAAAAAGGTGGACTTACTGTTGACCAATTTGCTGAAGGTTATCCTAAACCAGGATATGATTTGCAAATTGGTTATACCATGCCATTAAATTTTGAAAGATACATGAAGTATGGTGCCGTTAAATTTGGAATATGGTGTCATGAATGGAGTGGTAAAAATATATTACCATCAAATCTAATTACATGTTTTAAATATGTAGATCAATTGCTTGTTCCAAGTAATTTTGCAAAACAAGTTTTACTGGATTGTAATGCAAATGAGAAAAAAATCAAAGTTGTTCCTCATGGTGTGAGTGAAAACTTTGAAAATATTATTCCACATGATTACAACATGCCAGATACATTTAAAATATTCACCAATATAGCTCAACCTCATAAAAGAAAAAACATGCCAGCTTTACTAGAGGCGTATGGAAAAGCTTTTACAAAGAAAGATAATACTTGTTTAATCTTAAAAGTAAAGATGAGTAAAAGTAAACATTGTTTTGATGACTCTTCAATCGATATAATTAATGATTATAATTCAAAGTATGATGCAAAGATAAAAATAATCACAGATTATTTTGAAGATATGGCTCCATATTATGCGGGTGCAGATGCTTGCTTTACCATGAGTCATTGTGAAGGATATTATATGCCGGGTCATGAAGCATTAGTATCTGGTATTATGAATATTGCCCCAAACTATGGCGGTCAATTGGATTTTTTAAATAATAGTAATTCTATTTTAATTGATGGTAAAAGCGAAAGATGTTTAAAAGAAGATATTTATACGTATCCACATCACAATGCAACTTGGTTTATGCCTGATATAGATTTGGCAGTTGATGCATTAAGGGAAGCTAAAAAAACACATATTGAGCTAAATAAAAAGATAAAAGAACGTCGAGGTCAGGTATATTCCGAAACGAACTGGGACGTGATAACAGATAAGATTTTATCTATAAAAGAATCGCTTGTATGACAACCATTGAAAAAACACTTATAGCAGTTGGCTGCGGATTATTGATTATTGTTGTTTCTTTTTATACATATACTTTGTGGCAATTAAAGAATCAGCAAAAAGAAATAGAAACAACACTTGTGAATCAAAAGAAAATAACAGAAGATATACTTAGGTCATCTTCTTCTTTTGCGACCACAAAAGATTTGGAAGCTTATTCAAAAGATAATAAAATAGATTTGCAATCTATACGAAAAGATCTTTCAAAATTAGATGCCAAAGTTGTTTCTATAAACACATCATCTATTGAATCCTCTGGGTATTTTATTAGTCATGTTGGATCAACATCTGTTACAAAAGATCCTGAACCTAATAACCAATTATCTTGTGTTGATAAAAAGTGCACAGATACATATGGTTATTTAAATACAACTCAGCACCTACTTTTAAATGAAAAGTTTGGTGAACTAAATGTTCCTTTTGGTCAAGCTTCATTTTCTGCGGGTCAAAAGCAACCTTGGTCTTTGTCAGTGGATGATAGACAATATGTTATTCATACAGTTGTTGGTGAGGATGAATCTGGTAGACAGTATTATTACAATCAAGCTACAATAAAAGTAGGTGACAAAGAATATAAAATACCAGTAAAGCAAGCGAGTACATTGCAGCAATATCCAAGTGATCATTTTTCATTTTGGAATCCATCATTGTATTTTGGAGTATCAGCTTCTGCGTTTTCTAGAAAAGATGTTGGCACAAGTATTGGTTTTGGTTTTATTAGTTATGGTAAAACAAAAGTTGCGCCAACATTTACATTTTTACAATTAGGAGTGGGATATGGTTTATCATCTACAAAACCATATGCTTATGTTACTCCAGTTTCTTATCGTATCGGGAATGTACTTCCGTTATTAAAAAATACATATATGGGATTATCAATAGGATTGTCTTTGGATAATAAGTATATGTTACAAGGTGGCTTATCCACTGCTCTTTGAATATTGAGGTTATATGTTACATATTTTTACTTTAACTTGGAATGGCGCTGACAAAATTGAAAAACTATACAAATCTTTAAAGCCAGCATTAAAAGATATCCCACATAAATGGACGATAAAAGATAATGCATCAAAAGATAATTCTGTTGAACTTATAAAATCATGGCAAGATCCAAATATTGATTTAATTGAATACAAAGATAATTTACAAAACTTTGCACAAGGCATGAATTATTGTTTTAAACATGCAAGTCCTTCTGACGAAGATCCTGTAATGCTATTAAACAATGATGTAATTGTTGAAGATAAGAATTCTATTAAAAACATGCTTTCTTTACTTGGTAAAAAAGATGTTGGTCTTGTTGGCGCGAAGTTGGTATATACTGATACAGATAAGATTCAACATTGTGGTGTTGTTTTTAACAAGATGGGTCATCCATATCATTTAAGATCTGGCGTGAAAGAATCAAGTTTAGATCAAGCAAACCGAGAATTTCAAGCGGTTACTGGTGCAGTTTGGTTAACCAAAGCTGGCATTTATAAACGAATTTCTGCAAATAAAGAAACGCCAGGTTTGGATGAACGCTTTATCTGGGGCTTTGAAGATATTGATGGTTGCTTGTATATTAAATATACACTTGGTAAAAAAGTTGTTTATTGTGGGGAGTCAAAGTTCTTTCATGAGGAATCAGCTTCTTTAAAAAAGAATCCACAAAACAAGTTGTTTTTAAATCCAAATATGAAATTATTAAAAGAAAAATGGTCAAGTAAATTTTCATGCGATGATCATTTTTATTCAAATCAAAAGTACAATTTATTAAAATGAGTAAAAAAACAATATTATTAACAGGTTCCGCTGGGTTTATTTTTTCAAACTTTATACGTAAGTCAATTTATTTAAAATTGCCTTATCGTTTTGTTTCTGTGGATAAGATAAATTCACATAAAAATATGATTAACTTATATGTTAATCAAAGTCATAAATTTTATTTAGCAGACATTGCAGACACACATATTATTGATACTATTTTCTCACATGAGAAACCCGATGTAGTTATTAATGGTGCAGCTGAATCTTCTGTTGATAAGTCTTTAACCGATTCACTTTGCTTTACATTATCAAATGTTGTTGGAACTCAAAATCTTTTAAATGCATCTATAAAGCATGATGTAAAAAGATTCATACAAATCAGCACAGATGAGGTATATGGGCAATTGACGGTGGATGAAAAGCCATGGAAAGAAGAAGCTTCTTTAAATCCACGTAACCCTTATTCTGCATCAAAGGCGTCTGCTGAATTGATGGTACAAGCAGCGGGTAAATCGCATGGTCTTCCTTATATTATTACGAGATCTTCGAATAATTACGGACCAAGACAAATGCCAGATAAATTAATACCAAGAGTTATCCAATGTATTATGCGTGGTGAAAAGATTCCAGTATATGGTGAAGGATCACAACTTCGAGATTGGACGCACGTATTTGATAATTGCGCGGCTATCTCTTATCTTATTGATAATGGAAAAGATAATGAGATATATAATATTTCAGCGCATCAAGAATTTACAAATCTTGAGATAGTAAATAAGATTTGTGATATTATGGGTACTGGTCATAATTTAATTTCTTTTATACCTGACCCTAGAAAAAGTCACGATTTTAGATATGCTATAGATACATCAAAAATAGAATCACTTGGCTTCAAAGCAAGTATGAAGTTTAAAGATCATATTAAAGAAGTTGTTGAGTGGTACAAAATGAATTCATACTTTTTATTACAATGATAGGTAAAAAATGACAGCAAAAACATTTACAGAAGAATCAGAAAAAGAACAAGTACAAGATGATCTTTCATCAGCAAAAGTAGAGACAGTAGAAGTTTCAAAATTAGAAGCATTAAAATTAAAAATGCAAGCAAAAGAACAAGAAGCAAAAATGCCAGCAAAAATTGTCGCTCAAAAAGTAAGAAGTTATTCCCTTGGTGTGGTTGGTACAGGTCAAGCAGGCTCACGTTTAGCTGAAGCCTTTTATAAAGAAGGGTATGATGCGGTAGCTATCAATACTGCAACCCAAGACTTAAAGCATATTGAAATACCAGACTCTAACAAATTGGTTTTGGAAGGCGGTCCGGGTGGCGCTTCTAAATCACGTGAAGTGGGTCGTGATTTAGCAATTGCAAATGCAGATGCTATTAGCGAACTTCTTTCACAAAAGATAAGAGATAGTCATGTCAATATTCTTTGTTCATCTCTTGGTGGTGGATCAGGCTCAGGTTCATTGGAACCTTTGTTAGCTTTACTTCAAGACCAAGGAAAGCCGATTGTTGTTGTTGCTATTTTACCAATGAATTCTGAAGATGCTCAAGCAAAAAACAATGCACTTGAAGCACTTGGTGAGTTGGCTAGAAAAGTTCAAGACAAAACAATTGCCAATTTACTTGTAGTAGATAACTCCAAGTTAGAGCTTGTATTCTCTCATGTGAATCAAATTGATTTTTATCGCGTTGCAAATGAAAGCATTGCAAAAGAAATTGATATTTTCAATACATTATCTGCTGCAAGTTCACCCATTAAACCTCTTGACTCTGCGGAGTGGGGACGTTTACTTGTAGACTCTGAGGGGCTTTCGATCTTTGGATCTATGGATGTACCCAATTATGAAGAAGATACTTCAATTGCCGAAGCTGTTATTTCAAATTTGGATGGATCTTTACTTGCTGAAGGTTTTAATTTAAAGCAAACAAGATTCGCTGGTTTTATGGTTGTTGCTAGTGAGGCGACTATTAAAAAGATCCCTTCTTCTGCAATCAATTATGCAGCAGATCTTTTGGCTGAAAAATGTGGTCAACCCAAATCTGTATTTAAGGGTATTTACTGTGTGGATGTTCCAGATGGTCAAGTAAAAGTTCATACATTCTTATCAGGTTTAGGTTTGCCAGAAAAAACAGTTGAACATCTTAAAGCTGAAGTTGCAAGCAAGATGGCGATGGTAAAAGAAAAAGAAGAATCAAGAAGTCTAACACTAACGTTAGATACTGGTTTAACAAATAACGCATCAGCTACTCAAAAGCTAAAAGATAAAATAGCGATTAAGAATTCCGCATTTGGTAAGTTACTTGGCGGGACTGTAGATCGAAGAAAATTGTGAAAATATAATATATTTAATAAAGCCGGCGAAAGTCGGCTTTATATTTTGGCATATGGGTATGACCAAGATAGTAATTAAAGATAATAAATATGGCTTTCTACAAGCCGACGAAGAGCTTTTAAAAAAAATCATAAAATTAGTTTCATTTAAACAAGATGGTGTTGAATTTACTCCAGCATTTAAATCTGGCTGGGATGGTTGGACAAAATTAATGACTCCAAAAGGTAAATTCTCCCTTGGATTATTACCCAGAATAACATCATATTTAAAAAAATCTAACATTGAATATGAGATTAATGACTTTAGAAAAAAGCCACAGGAAAAAGAACCACTAGATATTTCTAAAAAATTGACTTCATTAAAAATGAGTCCAAGAGATTATCAAATGGAATGCATAGAAAAAATATCTGTAAATAATCGTGGTATCATCCGCGCTGCAACAGGCGCTGGTAAAACATTAATTGCAGCATTGATGACAGCTTATTTAAATGAGCCAACAATTATCTATGTAATTTCTCTTGATATTTTAAAGCAATTCCATGATTTGTTTTCAGCTATATTCAATGAGCCAATTGGATTTATAGGTGATGGCGTGTGTGATATACAAAGAATAACTATAGCAACAATATGGAGTTGTGGTAGTGCCATCAAAGTAGATAAAAGTTATTTGTCTATTGAAGATTCTCGTAAAGAAAAGTATTTAGAAACAAACTCCGCTAAAATTATTAAATGCTTAAAAGAAGCAAAGGTTCATATTTTAGATGAATGTCATATTGTTACAGCAGAAACAGTTACTCATATTTATAAAACAATTGATCCTGAAAGAATATACGGAATGAGTGGAACTCCATATCGTTTAGATAATTCTGAGCTAATGGTGGAATCCATCTTAGGAGACCGTTTGGTGGACATTTCCCCTACGAAGCTGATCGAGGAAGGGGTGTTGGCACAACCCATTATAAAGTTCGTTGACGTGCCAGCAATGATTGGTTTAAGCGGTAAGACATACCAAGAAGTTTACAAAGAATATATTGTGGAAAACCAAGTAAGAAATGATATTATATTAAGAGAAGTAAATAAATTACTTTCTAAGAATTATAAGCCATTGGTATTATTTAAAACCATTTCTCATGGTAAAAAACTATTAAAGATGTTTGAAGATCATGGTATTAAATGTGGGATGATTTACGGTGATGATTCTTTGGATGAGCGAGATTATGTTAAAAATTCTTTTGTCAATGGAGAGATAGATTTAATTCTTGGATCTGTTGTTTTGGATATTGGATTTGACTGTCCTAAAATAAACGCAATGGTATTAGCTGGCGCTGGTAAAAGTGCTGTACGATGTGTGCAAAGAATTGGTCGTGCTATTCGTGGTTATCCAGGTAAAAAATATGCTGCTATTGTTGATTTTTATGATCAGGTGAAATTTCTGAAAAAGCACTCAACATCGCGCCGCGATATATATGCTCTTGAAAAAGGTTTCAAAATACTTGATAACAAAAAAATGTAATATGCAAGAAATTAGTTTTTATTCACCCATTAATGACTTTTATAAGAAGTTCTTTGATAAATTTGAAGAAATAAATACAATACCAAAAAAAGACTGGAAAGTAAATCATATTTTATCTTACTTTTGTAAGAAGTATTATGAGCATTACAAAGTGAATTATAAATTTAAATTCAATGTACCTCAACCAAGTAAATGCTTTGAGGTTTTCCAAGTAAAAAGACTTGGTGAGAATTTAAGTAAAGATCCATTGATATTGGTTGATTATATAGATTGGATTTTCTCTTACAAAATAAAAGAAGCCAAACGAAAGATAACATCCATCTCTTATCTAACAAATGAAGAGAATTTAAAATACTACAAATTAAATGTTGTATTTTCAAAACAAGAAACTGTAGGAAGAACAACAAAGCTACAAGACAAGTGGTTATCTTTATTTGATGGTACAGATTATTTCGTAGAAACGTATGGTGACTTGGCATTTTTGTACAAGGCAAATACAAAAGGTTTATCTGAAACATTTGCAAAAATGGCTGAGATGGGTTTTGACTTTGAATTATTAACGCAGGTTGTATGAAGATAAATCAATATGTAGAATTTTATTTTGATAAATATATGGTTTCTGGAACAATTGTTTCCTTGGACAATGGTATTACATTGAAAACAAATGATGGCATTGCTGTTATTAAAAATACAGATGCTGTTTTGTTTTATAAAATAAAGCAAGTACAACAAAATCAAGCTGTAATAAAAGAAGAACCTCAAATTCTTTCGAATGGGGAGCCGATTTTAAATAAACTTATTGATGGTAAATATAATATCATTGATAAAATTGAAAAACATAAAGATACAGGTAAGGAAAGATATGGAATACCAGGATTTTTTAAGGAGCAAACTATTAAACACGATCCCAACAAGAAAGTTTGATTTAAAGTTAAATGAAATAAAAAACTCAGACTGTGATAATAAAACAAAGTCTTTAAAATTACTTGCAGCAAATCGTTTTTACGAATCCAATATTCCCATTGAATATTGGAATTTGAATATGGAGACTTCTTTCCAAGGTTCAAAGATATTATTAGAAGCTTACAATGCTTATATAGCCAATATAAGTGACAATTATTTATCTGGCAAATCTATATTATTTGCTGGAACACATGGTCTTGGTAAAACATTAACAGCAACATGTATTTTAAAAAAAGCAGTATTGAAAAATTACTCTGGTCTTTATACAACTTTATCTGAGATTGTAAATTTATTAATATCAGCTCCACATGAAGATAAGACTCTTATTTTCAGAGAATTAAAAATGGTTGATTTTCTAATCATTGATGAGTTTGATAATCGATTTATACAATCCGATAAAGCGGCTGATTTATATGCGCAAACATTGGAAGGTATATTTAGGTCAAGAATACAAAATAAGTTACCAACATTAATGTGCACAAACTCCCCAAATATTGTAGAAGCTTTTCATGGTCCATTAAAAGAAAGCTTATTATCATTAACGTCAGGTTACCTAGAAACAGTTGCGGTTACTGGAAAAGATTTTAGGAAAATATGAAGATATCAGATTATGACTTACATGTATTATCAGGAATTTTATCTGATAAAAGAAAAGCTTTAGAATTTGTTTCAGAATATGATGCTGTTTTGTTTCAGCCAGATATTTGGAATTTTGTAAACACATTAATATCTTACATAAAAACATATAAAGTACCTCCAACATTAAATGTTCTTTTGGATACTTGTGGTAAAAATACAAAATTAGCTGAACACATTACAGAATGTTGGGACCCTATTATTTCATTTAAATCAAGTGAAAATGAATATCCACATTACTTGGATAAGTTAAAGAAAAGATTTGCTGAAAAACAAATTCTATCTGTAAAAGATAGGTTTGATAAGATGGATTATTACAATTTAAATCCAGATAAAATCGCAGATGAATTGCAGAAAAATGTAAATAAAATAAAGCAACTTAATGGTAAGAAAACATTTACATCTCGCACGTTAAAAAGTGCATTAAAAACATTTACAGATAACTACAATGCAAAAGCACAAAACCCCAATATGGATGTTGGTGTGCCTACAGGTTATTCATTCTTAGATTATTCTACAGATGGTTTAAAGCCAGGTGAGTTACTTATTGTTGGTGCAGAATCTGGTGGTGGTAAATCTTTATTTCTTATGAACTTGGCTATGCAAATGTGGTTGCAGGGAAATAAACCAAATCCAAATCAAGAATATAAAAAAGGATACAATGTATTGTACTTTTCTCTTGAGATGCCATTTGAAGATTGCATGAATCGTTTCATGGGTTGTTTATCAGAATTGCCATCTAAGCATATTAACAAAGCAAAGTTGTCATCAGATCGTGTGAAAGAACTTAAATCAAAGATGAAGTTTATTTCACAATACCCAAATGAATTTGAAATAGTAGATATCCCAAGAGGTGTTACTATTGAAATGATCGAATCCATTTACGAGGAAAAGAAACTTGAATACAATCCAGATATTGTCGTCATAGATTATCTTGGTTTAATGGAGTTGGATCATTCTGGCGCAATGGATGATCATTTAAAGCTTGGTAAGATTTCCGAGAAGATCCATGAGTTTGCTCGTGTTCATAAGTGTATTGTTTTGACGGCGGTTCAATTGAATAGAATGAAGCCAACAAAAGACAATTCAGAGGAAAGGGTTGGTCTTCATAGAGTGGGTCGTTCTGCAATGATTATGCATAACGCGAATATTGGTATACAAATCGAAACAAGACAAAACGAACATTCTTACCCAGATATGTTGTATCATATTATAAAATGTAGAAACGGTGTATTGGGTATGGGTATTTTGGACAAGAATCTGGCAGCTGGACGCTTGACAGATACGCAACAAGATGTTAATTTTGAAGAGTATCGTGAAAATATCCAAGACATATCTGAGGCTTTTGAAGGTTTGTTATTATGAAATCAGATGAAAAGGTAATTGCTAAAGCAATTCGTGTTGATATAAATGAATCAACTGGTCAAGTTTATCTTGTATTTGAAGTAACGGACCCTTCTTATAAGCGATCTATTTTAAGAGAATGGATTAATGATATTGAATTTAAAATAAAAGATAAAAACCTAGTAAAGGAATAAGATGCCAACATATCAACACGAATGTCAAAACAAAGAATGCAATCATGAATGGGAGGATTTTTACTCCATGAGCAAGGATCCCCCAACCACGTGCCCTAAATGCCTCCAGGAAACCGCCAAGCGCGTACTCACGCCAACAGGTGGGGGAAGAGTTACACTCTACGGAGACGAGCTTATAGCGTCCGTAAAACAAGGTGCTGAAAAAATGAAAAAAGATATATATGGTTCTGAAAAAAACTATTCAAATGTATTGGGTGAAGATAGGTATAATAAAATACAAACATCTTTGGACAGAAATAAGAAGTAAAATCAATAACTTATAAAACATATTCGTTTTTATTATAAAACTAACTATTCAAAAAGCATATTGTTCTAAAGGAAAATAAAATGCCAACATACATTTATGAATGTCCAGATCATGGTGAGTTTGAGGAAGTGCATAAGATTACAGAGATAATCACGTATTGTCCAAAGTGTGACAAAGAAGGTAAAGAAACAAAAGTCAAGAGATTAATTTGTTCATCTTCTCCACCAATATTGCGTGGTAGTTGTTGGGCAAAAGACAATTACAAGTGATTTAAAATACAAAAAATAGTTAACCCTTGAAATATTTTTTTAGGGTTAGTTTTGTTTCATCTAAAAATTAAGGTAAGAAAAAAAATGTTAACAGAAAATCAAGCACAAAACTTAATCAATAAATTCATTGAACTTCGAGATATGGAGAATAAAACTCCAGAGCAAGAAAAGGAGTTCCGAAAACATGAAAGAATTTGCGTGGAGAATTTCAAGTATTTAATCAATATGCGAACAAATAAATACAAGAAATTTTCAAATCATAAAGACTTGGAACAAGATGGAATGGAAGCGTTGTTGAATGCAATGAGAACATACAAATCAGAAAAAGGTATATTTTTCTATTGGGCTCATAAGTATATATCAACCAAAGTATCTCGCGCTGCGAATACGCATACAACAATTCGTTATCCATTAAAGGTAGCAAAAGAAATGGTACCTAAAAAAGAATCTACTATACCAGAGAATGTTTCCGATGAGTTTTCCCCAGATAAATTAATGGAAGCAAAAGATCTTCGAGACAAGGCGATAAAAGCTTATAAAAACTTGCCAAAAGATCAACGTGATATAGTAACGCTTACTTATGGGTTTGGGGACGATGAAGATGTACCTGTTCATATGATTTGCCAATTTAAGGGAATCAATAGGGTATCTTACAATCGTAGTTTAGATTTGGCTTTAAAGAAAATAAAAGAATCAATAAAATAATGAGGTAATGATGGCTTATACTTACTTAGAGGTTTTGGAAGCTTCCAAAGAATTTTTCAATGGAAATGAAGTGGTGGCAAAAATATTTGCTGATAAATACGCGTTAAAAGATGATACGGGTTATCTTGAGTTAACCCCAAAAGATATGGAAAAAAGAGTAAGTAAAGCTGGATATCATTGTGGGGTTAAGTTAGATTTATCACGTGATTCTTTGTTTGATGAGCATGGGTTGGCAAGATTAAAAGATTCTTATATGAAGGAAGATGAATCTTCTCCTCAAGAAAGATTTGCCTTTGTTTCAAAATCATTTGCAACTGATCGATTTCATGCTCAACGTTTGTATGAATACAGCAGTAAACATTGGCTTAGTTACGCTACACCATTATTAAGCTTTGGTAGATCTAAAAGAGGATTGAACATCTCTTGTTTTGTCGGCGAAACACCCATCAATACAATTGATGGTCAAACACCAATTAAAGATCTTAAAGTTGGTGATCTCGTACTATCTGATGATGGATCTTACAATGAAGTTGAGGCAATACGTTCACAAGAATCTGATGACTTGTATGAATTAACTATAGAAGGGGAATCTTTTCACGTAACAGGAAATCATTTAGTTCTAACAAAAGAGGATGGTTGGGTTCGGGTGGATGAGCTAGATTCAAGTTTTCACAATATTGTGAAAATAGGTGGTAGCTGTCTCTTTTCTTTAAATAAACTTGATGAAAAGAACACGGTATATGATATTCAGGTTAAAAATAGGCACACATTTACCGTGGGTAAATGCAAGGCTGTTGTTCATAATTGTTATTTATCAATGCTTGATGATTCTTCTGAAGGATTAATATCAACATTATCAGAAGTTAATACATTATCTATGCTTGGTGGTGGTGTTGGGATCCATGTTAAGATTCGTGGCGCGGATGATAAAAGCGTTGGTGTTATGCCTCACTTAAAAACATATGATGCGTCTTCATTGGCTTATCGTCAAGGAAAAACACGTAGAGGATCTTACGCAACATTTTTGGATATCAGCCATCCAGATATTATTCCATTTATAGAAATGCGTAAAGAAACTGGGGATCCAAATACAAAAGCATTAAATTTACATCATGGCGTTAATATTCCTGATAGCTTTATGCAAATTATCGAAAAATGCTCAATAGATAATACCTATGATGATTCTTGGGAACTTATTAGTCCAAATAATGGTAAGGTTGTAGAAGTTGTTTCAGCTAAATATCTTTGGCAAAAACTATTGCACATCAGAATGGAAACTGGTGAACCTTATATTATATTCATCGATCAAGCAAACAGAAAATTACCACAATGGCTAAAAGATGAAGATTTAAAAATACATGGATCAAATCTTTGTGTAGAGGGTGATACAAAAATAACAATATCTATTGGTGGTAAAGAGGAGTTAATAAAGATATCTGATTTTGCAACAAAATGGTCATTTGGTTATTATGTTGATAAGCAGGTTCTTGTAAAATCATTTTCTGAAGATACAAAAAATATTGTTTGGTCTGTGGTAGAAGCAGCGGTAGAAACAGGTAGATGTTCTGAATTAATGGAAATTGAAACGGAGTCTGGTAAGATTGTTCGTTGCACACCTGAGCATAAAATACTTACCCAAAATAGAGGTTGGATAGAAGCTCAGCATTTACTTGAAGATGATAAATTATTCGACTTTTGAATTGTATGTATATTTCGATATACCAGTATGAATTACAATTTGGTGTATCGAAATATTGTTGCTAAGTCTAAAAGTGAAAATAGGGAAAAGAATAAGGGTATTTACTATGAGAGTCATCATATAATACCTGAGTTTATGTTTAAAGATAGAAAAAGAAAGGGTCCGGCTGGTGATTTAGATGGTAATCCAAATGATCCTGATAATATTATACTTTTAACTGCAAGAGAGCATTTTGTATGTCATATTTTATTATCAAGAATATTTAAGGATACAAAATATTATTATTCAGCCGCCTCTTCTTTGGCTTTTTTCACTTCAAAAGTTGTTAATAAGCATCCAAGATTTAAAGATAAAACAAAAATTAACTCAAAATTGTATGAGTTTGCTAGAATTGAAGGGTTATCCGCAATCTCTAGTGCTAGAAAAAACAAAATACCCATGAAAGATGTGGAGACTGGTAAAATGGTTGGATCATTTGATAGGGAGCATGAAAATTACATTTCTGGCAAGTGGGTACATCATTCAAAAGGTAGGCAATGGACAGATGTTGAAAGATCTAACCATAAATATAAAGGTGAAGATAATTCAAATTTTAAAAAACTTGAATACTATGAACAATTTTATGTTGAATCTCTAAAGCGATCAGAAAAAAATGGTTTTTGTTTTGCAAAAGTATTTATCACTGAGATGAATTTACTATTGAAACCATATAATAAAAAAATAAGTACCATGTTCATATCAAATAAACATGGTGGTTTCACGAATTTGGTAAACTACGTGAATAGTAAGTATAACACAGAATTTAAATTTGATAAATATTATAGCCAAAGGAATAGGGATGATAAAAATAAAAAGAGTTAAAGTTGTTGAACAACCAGTTTATGATTTAACTGTAAGAGATACGCATAATTTTTTAGCAAATGATATCGTTGTTCACAATTGTACTGAGATCTATTTGCCAACTAATAAGGACCGAACAGCGGTATGTTGTTTGTCTTCATTAAATTTAGAATATTATGATGAGTGGAAATCTGATCCATTATTTATTCAAGATGTATTGGAGATGTTAGATAACTCTTTACAATATTTCATTGACAATGCTCCAGATAGTATTTCTCGTGCAAAATATTCAGCAATGAGAGAAAGATCTGTTGGCATCGGCGCGTTGGGTTTGCATGCTTACTTTCAGAAACACATGATTCCATTTGAATCTGCAATTGTGAAATCAATGAATAAAAAGATAGCAAAACATATTTACAACGCATGTGAAAAGGCAGATGCTTATTTATGTGAATTAAGAGGACCATGCCCAGATGCAGAAAAACATGGCGTAATGCGTCGTTTAAGTCATTGGATTGCTGTTGCACCAAATGCCAGCTCTTCAATTATCGTTGGTAATACAAGTCCATCTATTGAGCCTTACAAGTGTAATATATTTAGACAAAACACATTATCTGGTGCATATATTTTACGCAATAAATTTCTTGAAAAAGAATTAGAGAAGTTGGGTAAAAACACAGATGAAATTTGGTCTTCTATTATTGCATATGAAGGAAGTGTACAGCATCTTGATTTGCCTGATGATATAAAGGATGTTTTCAAGACTGCTATGGAAATTGACCAAACTGCAATCATACAATTGGCAGCAGATCGTGGTGAGTATATTGATCAAGGTCAATCTTTAAATGTTTTCTTACTTCCAGATACAACAGTTAAGTATCTTCATGCTGTTCATTTCTTGGCATGGAAGCTTGGTCTTAAGAGTTTGTATTATTTAAGAAGTGATAAACTAAAGGGTGATACAAAAATTGGTTTAAAAATAGAACGTAATCGTATTGAAGATAAAATTGATATGAATAAAGTTCTTGAGGGCGAAGTTTGCGTGGCTTGTGAGGGATGAATGACAAAAAAAAGAAAAGATATTACTAAAAAAAGAGATACGTTCAAACCATTTTCTTATCCATTTGCTTATGATGCTTGGCTTGAACATGAACGTGCACATTGGTTACATACTGAAGTTCCTATGAATGAAGATGTGATTGATTATAAACAAAAAATGTCAAAGTCTGAACAATTATTCTTAACAAAGATTTTAAGATTTTTCGTTCAAGGTGACATAGATATTGGTGGTGCATATTTAGATTACTACATACCACTTTTTAAAAATCCAGAAATACGAATGATGATGGCAGGTATTTGTGGTCGTGAAGCTCTTCACGTAGCAGCTTATGCGCATTTGATTGAAACATTAGGTTTACCAGAATCAACATACAATGAGTTTTTAGATTATGGTGAGATGGTTGAAAAGCATGAGTATCTAAGTAAAGTAAAGAAAATGGGTGTGCCAGAAAGAATTGCAGTAATTTCTGCATTCGGTGAAGGTATGCAATTGTTTTCAAGCTTTGTTATGTTACTTAATTTTGCCAGGAATGGAAAGTTAAAAGGTGTTGGTCAGATAATTTCTTGGTCAATCGCAGATGAAAGTTTTACAAAGGAAACACCTGTATTTGTTAAGGATTTTGGTTGGAAGAAAGTTGAAGATGTAACTCTTGATGACTATATTATGCAATATGATATGAAGACTCAAGAATCATCTTTCCAAAAGATACAAAAAATACAAAAGGTATTGAGGGATGAGACATATATTTTTGAAGGTCAGAATTTTCATCAACATGTTTCTCCAAATCATAGAATGATCTTTAAAAAAGATGGAGTTGTTTCTGAAGAAAAAGCGCAATATTTAACAGATCTTAATGGCATTGAGTTTATCAATGATTATAAGACTACTAAATTACAGGATAAGTTGAATAAACATGATAAGATTAAATTGAAAGAATCATTATCTGGTAAAAGAGATTTATCTTGGGTGGAAAAGAAATTACACAAAGTATCTAAAAATTGGTCCGAGGAATTTTTATTATTATATAATAAATGATTTGTTATGAAATATATAGTTTACAAAACCACATGTTTAAAAAATGATAAAATATATATCGGTCAACATAGGACTGAGGACCCAGAAATATTCGATGATTATTATGGGTCCGGGGTCGCTTTACTAAGTGCTATAAAATTATATGGTTATGATAATATAAAAAGAGAAACTCTTTTTATATATGATGACTTAAAGTCAGCTTTGGCTAAAGAAGCTGAGATAGTAGATCTTGAATTCTTAAAAAGAAAAGATGTTTATAATTTATGTGAAGGTGGTAGGATAAAAATAAACCCAATATCATTGAAATCAAAAATGGACATATTTTTAATTTCAAAATATATGTCAATAATGGCGAAAAAACGAATTAAAGAAAAGCCGCATACATTACCCAATAATAAAGGTCGGCGACATTTTGGTAAAGGTTTATCTAATATTCGTTTAGCCGCAAAGCAAAGAATTGGTTTGTATCAAACAATAACAGATGGATCAAAAAAGAAGATAGTATTAAAGTCACTGCCTATTCCGGATGGTTGGAAACTTGGTGGAGTCCCTATATGCACTAAACAAACAGAAGAAGCTAAAGCTAAAATAGCCAATCATGAGAATATAAAGGGAATTACCAACTATACAAATGGTGTAAAGAATTTA